TTCTTCCATCATGGTTTTTCTATTCCTCTAGGATCATCTACAACAGCTTCTACAGTATCATCATTTATGAGTCTGAATTCTTTGCCATGAATACTCATGCGTGTGCCACTATATGATCTCATAATTATAAAATCACCTTCCTTACAGTATGGACCTGTAGGAAATCTGTTTTCATCTTTATAGCAATCTGGACCCATCTTCAAAACAAAACCCACTATGGATGCTGTCTCCTCTCTTTTTCTATACTGGTCTGCAATAATAATACCACCATCTGATACTTCTTCGTGTTCAGGTAGTGCTATCAATATTTTATACCCTTGAGGTTCGGGAAGTTGTGTAGGTTCTGCGGATTCCGCTTGCTCTACAGCTTCCTCTTTTACTGCTTCAACTGTCATAAGTTTCCTTATGTTGCATCAAATATATATAGGAGTTTGACGTTCTCCTTTCCTTTCACCATGAAAGGTGCGTATTAACTTTCTACAACTGAATTATATTTATCAGTTATCTCACGGAGGGCAATACGTAACCCTTCGATCTTGCCCTTATAGTGGTAAAGTTCCGTAAGGTCCTTTATTTCTCCATCTATAATGACTTCAGTAATTCTATTTATCTCATCGTTTAAACTCTGTGTCAAGTCTTCTGTAAACTTTATATCAACTTCCATTAATCTTTAGTTAAAGTTTCTGCGATCTTTCTACCTATCTCTGCACCTTTAGTTCTTTCTTGTGCAGATACTCTAGCTATGTCAGAACCAACTTTAGCACCAGCCATATTAAGTTCAGCTTCTATCTTAATACGCTCTAGTTCATCTTTCATTCTAGCTTTTTCTAAGTCAGCAGCTATACGTGCCTCATCAGTGTTTGTTTTGTCTTGTGCTTGTTGTGCTTTGATAGCAAGTTCCTGTTGTTGCATTTGTAGAACAGGGTCTTGCATCTGTTCTTGTGCCTGTTCCATCTGTGCAGCTTGTAAGTTTTTACCAAGCAGTTGTTGTGCTGCTGCTGCCACTAGAGTTGATAGTCTTAGTTCTATTTCTGGTGGTAGTGGTTCTCCTACAGGTGGTAGTTTAGTTCCTATCTCCTCTTCTATCTGCCTTCTGTATTCAAATCCTAAGTGTTCTACTATGTGATTGCTTAGTGCAGCCTGTATTGCGTCAGCGTTAGGTGCTTGGGCAGCAAGTTCTTGTATCTTGGGGTCTTGTAACATAGACATATGCACTGTGATATGTGCAGCATGGTCTTGATACTCGAAAGCTTTTACAGGTTTGCCATTAAGTATGTCCATATTCTCTGATACAGGGTCTGTAGGATTGATGTCATCCTCTAATGGTACGATATCTTGCGCATCACGTATGCCTAACACCTCTAACATCTGTCTATGTAGCTTTGGTAGGTCGTATAACTGTGGTGCAGACTGTGCAAGTTGCAAAGCTGCCTGATATTGCATGATTCTTTGCGCCATTGTTGCTGCATTTGGGTCTGATACTGGAATTATGTCTACTCTTTCGTCAAAATCTACAGCTTTTATGGCTGTATCGCCATCAACTTCGTATTCATAGTCTGCTGGCATGTAATCTTTGATGATATCCGACAAGATTCCTAGTTCTTGGCGCATGGATGCGTGTAATCCAGCTTGAATCGCGCCCATCACCTTCATATTGCGCTCTAATAACGCTAATGTCGTACCTACAGGTGCTTGATTGTTCATGTCAGACACCTTCAAGTCTGTTATAGAAGCAAATCTACGTCCTTCCTCTACAATATTTCCTAATAATTGGTACAAAGTGCCTGATGGTTCTTTATATGGAAGGAAAGTTATGTTGTCTCTGATGCTTCCACCCGGAATATCTACATCACGGAACTCTCCGGGATAGATTGGAGTGTCATCACCCTTGATTCTAAGACCTCTAGTCTTCAAACCACCCGGTAAATTAGCTAAAGTACCTGCATCAACCAGTTGTCTAAGCAAAGAAGTAGCAGATTTTGCTAGTCCACCTACCATATGTATCAATCCGAACCCATAAAAGCCTAATCCGGGCATGTATTTATAGTGAACAAAGTGTTGTCTACGCTCTTTCATGGGGTCAGACTCTAAATAATTACGTCTGATTGATAGAACTTCACCTGATCCTTGATCTATTGTTACTACATAAGGCAAAGCAATACCTGTTTTGTTGCCATTACGTTCATCTTCAAAACCTACTAGGTCTAAATCTACATGCATTTCTAACAAAGTGTGCATTCCATCTTTGCTATAGCTGTTTACATCGTACTCGTAGTTAGGATTATCACCTGCTAACTCTGCATACTTCGCTCTAATCCTATCTGCACCTATACTAGACTGTGGTAAAGTTACTTCTCTATAAAAATCAGCGTACTGTAACTTTAAAATATCATTTAATGTCATCCTCATAACATGAGTAGCACGTGCAGCTGTTCTTAAATCAGACGCACCATAGCTAACAACAAAGTCTTCTGCTGGTATAAACATAGAACATGGTCTTTGCATGTTCACATCGTAGTAAATCTTTTTAAATGCTGATCCAGCTAAAGGCAAACTAAACAACATATTCTCTGTTTCATTCCTATACTCTTTCATTTCTTCTGTAAGAAGATAATTCATATAGTCTTGAACACGTTTACCTTGTTGTTCTTTATCGTCAGTTATCTTGCCAACTATATTAGTTCGTACTGGACCTGCTGCTGGAAATATTTCTGTAATAGCTTGTGATTGAAAACGTACAACCGCTTCTGATAATAGTGGATGATAAACACCACACGCACCAGCCCAAGGCTCGTTACGTTCTTCTATCTTTAATCCAAGGTTGTCTAAACCTTCTGTGTATGTCTTTTCCCAATCAGACCTAGAATCTTTATCTGATTCATAAGCTGACACAAGTTCGTGTCCTAAGAAAGATAAATCTTTTTCTGATAAATATTCTGCTAAGTTAGCATCAAAGGGTACTTGTTCATCTAAGGAGGTAGGATCAAAGTCAATTAACATCCCCCCATCTTCTGTTTCTATTGTGACCACTTCAGGATCAACAACAGTTATGTCAATGTTTTCTTCAGCCATTTAGATCAGTTTAAATATATTAATAGTATTTAGCAACCCTATCAGACACATCTTCATACTCATCATCATCATGCTCTAATCTGATAAATCCACCTTGTCTAAACCTTAACAAAGCTTGTGTTGAAGAGTCTACTAAGTCATCGTGGTCTCCTACAGGAAAAGATGCAAACTGTTCTACAACTTCTTCTGCCCATCTTTTCTTCGGATACCATACTGTTCCTGATGCGAATAAATCTGCTACTGCGTTTACACGTGCAATCTTATCGTTACCCCTAGAAGGTGTAAACTCTTGTACAGGTATGCCCATTTGTCTTAATTCAAATATTAAAGGTGAACCAGCAGCTTTTGCCTCAACAATAAAAGCATCAGGCATCCATAGTTGATGCTCTTCAAATGCTCTACGTTTAAGTTCAGGAAACTCCATTCTTTCTTGAAATGCATCTAGTAATATAACTTGTGGAGCAGGATAGCCATTTTCATTTTCTTTATAGAATACACCCCAAGTAGTGCAAGCTGAATAGTCAGATCGTTGTGTTTTTAAAAAGGCGGTATCCCATGATTGAATAATGAATTCACATGCTGGAGGTTCTTTATATTCCCACTCCTTCCACCATTCACGTTTAACAATAGCACTCTCTTCCGATACAGGGTTCTGTTGATACTGCGCTTCCCAATGTGATATAGGTAGGGTTGCCTTAATCTTTTCAAGTTCATCTACCTTCCAGTATTCTTCCCATAGACTTCTGCCTGATGGCAATATAGCTGGTAATTCAATTACTTCCCATTCATCACTGTTGTCTCTTGTAGCTGCATCCTTAAGTATAGAACCACATAAGTCCTTCTTACCCCATCTAGTCATAACAATGATAATCGCACCACCCGGCTGCAAACGCTGTCTAGGACCGGATAAATACCAGTCGTATGTGCTTTCGAAAATTTTTGGATCAGCAGACTGTCCTTGTTGTTCTGAGTGTGGGTCATCAATAATTAACAAATCCGCACCACGACCCGTTACCGCACCGCCAACTCCGATTGAAAAATATTCACCGCCACCCGATATATCAAATCGTCCAGCTGCTTTAGAATCGAGATTCAAACTTACGTCTGGAAATATATCCTGATACTCCTCGCTATCAATAAGGTTACGTACCATTCTACCGAAACGGAGAGACAGTTCAGCAGTATGTGAAGCCATAATGATCTTCTTATGCGGTTGTCTGCCAACTATCCATGCTGGTAGTAACCACGATGTTAACTGTGACTTACCAAATCTAGGAGGCATGTTTATCATCAAGCGTTTACATTCACCATTAGCTACACGCTCAAAAGCTTCAGCCATCTTTCTATGATGCGCTCCACACATAAACTCTTGCCATACAGAATCAGCAAAGTCTAAGAAACTATCTTGCGACTGCTCTCTTACAACTGCCTTCTCTAAATTTACAATGAGGTTGTCAAGTTCCTTACGTTGCGGTCCATTAAGCTTAGCAAGATTGTCATCTGTAAGATGACCCATAACTTCTCTCAACTGTTTCTGTGATATACCCATATGTAGTATTGTCAACCATATTACAACTCTATATACTGTAGTGCAAGGGTATCTCCAGAGGACAGTCTTACACTCTCAACAAATCCTGTCCATTCTACCCAGTGAGGCTGGTTAACAGCTATTAGGAACTAACATAGACTAGCCTCACATCCCCAAAATTATATGCAAAATTTTTCTAGCCATGTGAACCTAGAGCGTTTATCTGTGTTTAGTGGGGTGGGGTATGTAAATACTATGTTAAATAAAACTCATTTTTTACTGTGTGAAAATTTGAAACAGTATGTATATGTGTGCGCGCGGAGTCCCGCTTGTGTACAGGGGGGGTGGGGGTCGGCTAAAACTGTGCGCGCCTATACAGGAAATGTGTAAACACATTGGTACGCGTGACCTGCGCAGTTTGGAGAAGGTTTAAACAGTTCCCTAGTGTAAAGATGAATCTTTATCGGTCTGTTCTTTGCCAAGCAGTTTACTGATACGAGTCATTATCTCATCGGAGGACTCCTTATTAGCATCTGAGACTTCTAGTCTCTCGGTATATAAGTTAGCAACCTTGCCTCGGTAGTGTTCAGCAGTTACTGCTGAGCCGATCTGTCCTGTATCAACCGCCTTATCCCTTAGCTTTGCCAGTTCATCGAGGTGTGATTCCCTATCAATAAGAGACCTAGTCTCTTGCTCCGCCAATATCCTTGCGATTTCGTCTTGTATATCAGCTTTTTTGGACAGTCTGTAGCCTTGCTTTTCTGCACTTGTACCACCCTTGTATCCGGCTAGTTCTGCGCTCTTGCCATTGGAATAGCCTTGAGCCTTATACCTAGCATATAAGCGTTCTTTGACGCTTAGTGTACCTATGGGGTTCTTTGTCTTTTGATCTGTCATGGAGGTATGATAAATCATACCTTTTCGTAGATCAATACGATTCCTTCGGCAACCCCACATTCAATCAGTAGTTGACGTGCATTATGTCCTACGCTACCATGGCGAATGTTGAGAGAACGAAAATGGTAAAGAGGATTGGTTTAAACCCCTTGAACGTAGTGAAAGGGGATTTAAACCTAATCCCCTAAACAACAACTGGAGAATGAATATGGAAAACTTAGAATCTGCTACTGAGGTAGCAACTCACCGACCAAATGGCGTGCTGATGCAACCAAGGGAAAGAGTCGCTGATGCATTGATTAAAGGTATAACCTTTAGAACTGATGATTACACCACCATGGGCGGTGTGCTTTACTGCAAAGGCGTAGCCTTGTTGGCATCCTTTCATAAAAAGAAGGGATTCTTTTTATATCTGCCTAAAGATGTAAGCTTTGCTCAATTAGCCTTGCTTGATGAAGTGATAGGCTCAATCTACTTCGCTGATGATGACAACACTTTGCCTAGCAAGTATGAGGACTTGTGCCTACTCCCATGGTCAGGAAGCAAGCATGTCAGGCTGAGCGTAGGGCATGTGAAAGGCGATGAATTTAAGCATCTGCTTAAATGGGAAATAGAGAAGGATGACCTCTACAGATTCTGTTGGGATGATGCCGGATTTCACTTTGTGAAAGTTGATGGCGGAACTGTTCCAACTTGTTAATAACCCTTTGTTTAAACTACTCTCTGAACTTAAGTGAAGAGAGTATTTAAACTAAACATGGAGAAAAACTATGGAAAATTATACTGATCGTGAGGCTTGGCTCACCGAAGGTGCAGATCAACTGATCTCTACCTTTGCGAATGATGATGGTCATTGGGATGACATGCCACCCTACAGGGTGTCTGTTGGATATGCACCTCGTCACCGAGGTGGTAAGGTGCTTGGTGTCTGCATACATGCTGATGCATCAAGTGATAATCACTTTGAAGTGTTTATCAATCCTGTGATCGATGATGGCTTTCAAGCATTGGAGATACTTGCACATGAACTTGTTCATGTGGTGGATAAGAATGAGAGTGGTCACAAGGGTTTATTTGCTCGCTTAGCGAGAAAGATTGGTCTTGAGGGCAAACTTACCTCTACCCATGCCGGTAACCGCTTGAAGGAGCAGATTGATGATGTGCTTGGTCTCTTAGGAGACTATCCACATGGAGCAATCGATATTGACTTCACTAAGAAACAGTCCACTAGGATGCTGAAAGTATCCTGTGGTAGTTGCGACTTTCACTTTCGTACGAGTCGTAAGAACGTAGCTATGCTAGATATGGAAACTGCACCATGTCCGGCTTGTGAGCAGACTGATAGTCTGTTCGTTGTTTAAACGCAGTTAATTGGAGATACACATGAATGTAGATTTGATACTCAGCATTGCTGAAAGTGCTAAAGCAATGTTTGGTTTCCCTTGCACATTGGATACTCTCACCGATGGTGAGCGTAGGGTTCTTAAAAAGTTAGCAGTTGCCTATGGCAAACGTGCTAGTCAGATGTCCGATGAGGAACTCATCGCTCTGTACAACGACATTGATATCGCTCAGCTAAAAGCTGATGCGGATGATGGCGATGGCGGTGATGGTGAGCCACATGATGCAGATGATGCAGATGGTGAAAAGGATGATTCTTCCGAGTCCGAGTCCGAGCATGAGTCTGATGGCGATGGTGAGTCTGATACTCCTCCGGAGTATGAGCCTAAGAACGCTCTTGAGAAAGAGATCGTTGATATCATCAAGAAGGTGCATCCAACATTGGATGATGGTTGCCACGATGGTGTTAATGAAAAGCAGATCGTTGATCTGATTGAAAAGCATGGCGGTGGCAAGACTGTGGTTGAGATACCCAAGCCTAGCGGTGCGGTTGAGTTCGATGGTCTGATGCATGAGAAGTTACCACAGGTACTCAAAGCCTTGATACGTGGCGATAACGTGCTTCTTGTAGGCGGTGCGGGTAGTGGTAAAACCACAATGGCTACGCAGTTGACAGACATGTTAGGCAAAGCCTTCGACCAAGATGATTATCAATTTGGTATGTCCGGTGCTATGTTCCAAGCTTACGAAGTAAGAGGATACATGGATGCTAATGGTAACTACGTTGAGTCCTCATTCGTCAAGTGCTTTCGTGATGGTGGCTTGTTCCTGTTCGATGAAATCGATGGTTCTAATCCACAAGCATTGGTTGCTCTCAATGCATCAATGGAGAATGACGTAGCTGACTTCCCATGTGGAGTGGTCAAGAAACATCCGAACTTCCGCTTGATTGCATGTGCCAACACATATGGTAGAGGTGCAGACAGGGAGTACGTTGGTAGGAATCAGCTTGATGGTGCAACGATTGACAGATTTAAGCCAGTCATCAGCCTTGACTATGATGAAAAGCTTGAGTTGAAGATCAGTCCTGACAGGAACTTCACGAAGATCGTACAGAAGTTACGTAAGGCGAAGGATGACATGAAGATACGTTGTGTCATATCACCTAGAGCAAGTATCAAGGGTGGACGTGCAATACTTGATGGATGTGACATGGAAGATGTGCTTAGTCAGTACGTATTTGGTGGCTTAGATGATGATACTGTGAAGAGGATTCGTTCTGAAGCTGGTGTGTAAGACTGTTTAAACAAGGAGAAAGTTATGGCTAATAATAATTTTGCTATGAGGTTTGAGACCTTTGATGAAATGTTAGGGTTTTTAAAAGACCCTAACATACCTAAATGGAAGGGTAGATGTGCATCTGATGATGCCCCTGACAAATGGAGCGGTAACGTAGACGTTAATGGTGCTATGGAACTCGCAGAGTATGGATGGAAAGATGGTAGGCAACACATGTCTGATGAATTGGATATGGCTCATGCATCTACGTCATTCGAGAGACTGCCATCACATGAGTACAACGTAGCCGGATACATGCCTAACATACCTCTGTATGTGTCAGGTTGCCCATCACATATGATGAGTCCGCTTGGTGATGAACGCTCTATGGGTAGAGTGGTTGAGATCAAGGTCAACATAAGTGCATCAGCGCACATCAATGAAAAGACTTTGATGCGCAGAGGTGCAAGCATACTCTCGCTTGTAGATAAGCTTGAAGATAGTGGATTGTCCTGTGCAATTACATTGATTGAGTATACGAAAGCACATGGCAATAATGGCTTGATAGAAATGCCTTTAAAGACTGCCGGTCAGCCATTGGACATAGACAGATGTGCTTATGCGATGGTACATCCATCTATGCTACGCAAGATCATCTTTGCCTTGACTGAACGTCAACTCAATGCAGAAGAGGATTGGGCATATGGATATGGTACTCCGGCTGAGTTACCACTTCACATGAGGCATGGTTGTGTGTACTTCCCATCTGTGAACGAAATGCGTGAGAGTAACATGGACAGACAGATGTATAGGACGATTAAGATATACGAGAATCAAACGCAAGGTTTAGATTGGGATGGCACTAAGTTAGAAGATAAGTAGTAGGGTATATGAATGTATATGAATATACCTACTACATATAAGGAGAAAAATTAT